ACATCAGAGGGTAGGCTAGATTTCGTCAGCAATGGAATCAAATGGCGCATTGGTGATAGCTACCATAATGACGGTAGTTTCATATATATCGCATTCGCTTCAAATCCATTTAAAACATCTAACGCGAGGTAAATTATGTGGCACAGTGACTCATTAGGTGTCATACGGACACCAAAAGAAATAACAGTAAATGGTGTGACTCATCCTCGCCAGATATTCCGTAAATGGAGTAAGGCAGAACTGGCAGCAATTGGTATTACGCCAGCCAGAGTAGAGGTTCCAGATCATCGTTATTATAATACTGGGGCGGAGACACTTACTCTGGTAGATGGTGAGACAGTAATAAGCTACGCCACTACAGAGAAGGATGTAGAAGGATTAAAGACTCAACTGGTAAGCAAGATCAAACAGAATGTGGGCAGCCTTTTATCCAGTTCGGACTGGAGAGTTATACGAGAGGCTGATGGTGGAACTGCCCTGACAGACGCGTGGAAGACCTACAGGAATGAAGTAAGGACGCATGGTAATAGCCTTGAGTCAGGGGTTGAAGCCTTTGCCAGCTTACAGGCCGTTAAGAACTTTCAGAATCATCCGGTCGTAGAGGTAAGGTATACATCAACTTACGATGCGGAGGGTGTAGAAACAATCGGCCCGGAAACAGAAAACAATAACAGAACAGTAGACAAAACATATTGGGATTGGCCTGTTGCACCAGATGCAGAAGCTGATCCATATCATGTGAGGTACGAGTAATGGCATTAGAAAGCGCATCATTTATTAGCGGACTCGTATCCGCAAACCCGCCGGGAACTGACGCTATCAGTCAGGGGGACGATCATATTCGTCTTATAAAGACTGTTCTAAAGGCATCTCTACCTAATGCTGATGAGGCAATAAACGGTATCCATACGAAAGCTACTGCTCCTTCATCTACATCTGCTGGTCAGTTATGGTTTGATACCACAGATAATCTGGTTAAAATCCGCAATGAGGCTGATGATGGATGGATAATATTACTGGCTTCTGAGGGGAGTAGGCTGTTAGCGGTTACCCATAATATACCAGCGGCTAGTTCCTATCTAAGATCAGCGACTTATGTTGATAGTTCTCAAACGATTACCCATACTGCACTATCTACCTCAAGCACGCTTTATATAACATATAACGGTTCTATAAACTATGCCTTTAACTTTGATGCTGGTGACTCTAGCGCTCATGTAAGGTTGGCAAATACTTCCGGCACATTAATAGGTGGTACTACAGATAATATTAGATGGTTGCTAGTTTCCGATGTAGATCACTCCGCAAACCCGACATGGGATAACACGGTTGGTGTTAGTAGAACTTGGAAAGTAACCTCTGGTAACAGACCAACTCCAGACTCTGGAACTACTTATACCTTTGATATATGGACTAAGTGCGATCCTGTTGCAGATGGTGGAACTATCTTCAACTACGGAACTATGACCTGTATGGAGATTGAAGAATGAACATGAATTTTTGGGGTGACACTATTAGCAAAGCCTCTGGTGGTGCTGACTTTTGTATTCAACCCCCCATGAACAACGAGGATGAATATAACAGCAATGTCACATTCATGGACCCCTCAAAGAAACCATCTTGGTCTGCCGTCCAGGCGGAGATGGACCCTGAGCAATGGAGTATTGTGAGGTTCCAGAGGGATAAAAAACTACAGTCATGTGATTGGACTGTGCTTCCTGATGTGCCAATGGACGCCCCGAAGAGAACAGAATGGGAAACCTATAGACAGTCTTTGCGTGATGTTACTACGCAATCTGATCCATTCAATATCACTTGGCCCACACCGCCTGAATAATGCAGTTAATACCCATCAATGACCTTGGAAAGGTGGGGATTATACGGGATACACCCCCGTATCAACTACCACCTAATGTTTGGAGCGATGGCAATAATGTCAGGTTCCTAGATAACGGCGTAAAGAAATGCGCTGGGTACGAGGAGGTTTTTGCAACGCTTCCATTTGGTGCGTATTATATTTTTCCGTTCCTTGACAATGGTGGGACATATCATTGGCTTGCATTTGGAATCAGCAACATCGCAGTATGGACTGGTAGTGCGTGGCTAGACATTACTAGACAGAATACAGGAGCATTAAGCGGAACTATAAATAACAGTGTTACTACAATAACACTAGCTGATGCAAGTAACTTCCCGGCAAGTGGGACCATAGCTTTGGGTACTAATGCTATAGCAGATGGGGTATCAAATGGGTATGAAACAATTACTTATTCGGGTAAGTCTACTAATGATCTTACCGGCTGCTCTAGAGGAACAGGAACTACAACCGCTGCCGAACATACAACAGCATATCCAGTAGTTCCTATTAGCACTACTGCTACCGGAGATAGCTTATATAATACAACCGTCACCCAGAACTGGCGTGTAACGCTATTGAATGGGCTTCTAGTTGCTACTAATGGCTATGATGTTCCGCAGATGTGGCCTTTAGCAAGTGGGGTTCCAAGCACTACTGTCCCTATGAGGGGGCTGGAGAACTGGGGTTCCAGAACAGATTCTGGATCAACTGACTATTGTAAATCTATTTCTGCATTTAGAACTTTTCTTGTAGGTTTGAATTGGCAAGTAGGTGGTGTTGAATATCCTAACCTAGTTAAGTGGTCAACAGAGGCCACTGCGTTAAGCGCCCCGGCTTCATGGGATGAGTCTGATGCCACGCTGGATGCTGGTGAGTACCAGCTTACTGACACACCCGGAAAAATCATAGACGGTCTTCCGTATGGAGACTCGTTCCTGATTTACAAGGAAGATTCAATCTACATTATGAACTATGTAGGAACCCCCTACATATTCTCGTTTAAGTTGCTATCTCCCACCATAGGGTTGCTGGCCAAAAACGCCGTAGCTGAATATGAGGGTGGTCATTTCTTTATAGGCAACTCGGATTGTTATGTGACTAACGGTCAACAGGTTACACCCCTTCTACCTAATAAGCTACGCAGGGAAATGTTCTCCGATCTTAATGGGGATAACTATGAGAAGGTATTTGTAGCCGCAGATTATGGAAGGAATGAGATGCTGGCTTGCTATCCAGCGGGTATATCCTCAATACCAAACAAAGCATTGATATGGAACTGGAAAGACAACACTTTCTCGTTGCGTAGCATCCCCGATCTATACCACATAAACTCTGGGATCGCTGCTATAACAACCGGCACAACTTGGAATGATCATACTGAAGAATGGAATCTTGGTGCAGGAATATGGGGAACAGGCAACTACGACAATGTACTGAAAAATATGGTGTTTGCCAAACCAGATAATAAAGCCTCTATAAGCGGAGCAACTGCTGCTAACCCAGTTGTTATCACCACATCATCTGCTCATGGTCTTGCTGATAGTGATCTAGTATCCATAAGTGGTGTGGTCGGTATGACTGAGATAAATGCCCAGACCTACTATGCAAAGGTGACCGGCTATTCTACAACGACATTTGCCCTGTATAGTAATTCCGCCTTATCTGCTACTGTGGATGGTTCCGGTTATACCGCTTACGGAAGTAGTGGCTATGTCGATATGCCTAAACTGTATAGGGATGATCGGGGCAATCAGGAAGACGGCACCAACATGATCGCTTATATTGAACGAACTGGTTATGATCTTGGTGACCCTTCCTCGCAGAAGTTTGTATCGGCTATATGGCCGAAGTTAGAGGTGTCTGGAAATAATAACATCAATGTATATGTTGGAACCCAGATGTCTACGGAAGAGGGTATTACTTGGAATGCAGATACTGGTGGCACTCCATATTTATTTAATCCTAATAGTCAATCAAAAGTTTCATGCCGGGCAACTGGAAAGTTCTTTGGTGTGAAGTTTGAGTCAACTTCAGATATTGATTGGAAACTCCATGGGGTAGAATTTGAAGTAACCCCCAGGGGTAGAAGGGGAAAGAGGGCATACTAATGGCTAATGCCCCATCTAAAAACTTCAAGAGCGTAAACAGGTGGTCACCCAACCCAGCCCCCGTAACCCCCGAAGACCTTCCTGACTACCTCTTTAACGAGTTAAACAGGTTGGGGGATATAATATTTAATATTGATACCTTCAGGCTTGAGCCGACTAATATTGATCCAAGTGATAACGATGGTAAGCCAAGGGATGGTGACATCAGATATGCTGATGGAACCAACTGGAACCCCGGTAGTGGAGAAGGTATATACGCTTTCTTCAATGAGGTCTGGAGTAAGTTATGAGAACGCACTTGCTATCACCAGAGGATGTTCCTTATATGTGGGAGGAAGTTGCCCCGTTGCTGGCTAGAGTATCCAGACATACCGAGGGAGAGATGGAGCCCGATGATTACATCGAGCCGCTGACCCATGGCGATATGCAGTTATGGGTAGCGACGGAGGACAAGAAAGTCCTAGCCGCTCTGATAACCCAGATTATCCCATACCCACAGAAAAAAATACTGCGACTGATCTCACTTGCTGGAGAGGAGTTCAACAAGTTCAAAGATTGCTTGGACATGGTAGAGGCTTTTGCAATAAACAACCACTGCACAGCTCTTGAGATGTGGGGCAGAAAAGGATGGAAAAAATTGCTACCGGATTGGAAAGATAGCTACATCGTGTATACAAAAGACATAAGAACGAGGATGCAATAATGAGCTTTGGTGGAAAATTTGATTACGCAAAGGAGTATGCGAAGTACAAGCCCGGCATTGAAGACTCTAAGTTTGAGGATTATATCGGGGATGATTCCGTAACTTGGAAGATGATTGACACCTTTCAAAAGGGCGGTGACATGCGCCAATTTGATGGACAGGGAAATCCTGGTTTAACTCCTGAACAGCAAGCAGATTATTGGATAAAGCGGGGCGCTACAACAAAATCCGCTTTTGGCCGCGCTCATGCGGCAGAGGATGAGGCTCTACAATCTGGCACTTACCGCGGAGGCACAGATGTAAAGCCGTGGGAGGGCAACACTACATTTGAGGATTGGCTGGTTGGGGCAGGTGCTGGAGCAGGTGCTGGCAACGGTGACACTGGCGGCTGGGCCCCAGCTACAGGCGGTGGCGCACCCGGATCAGCTAATTACCCAATAGGTCTTGTTGACTATCAGGAGCCATCAGCTATGTCTGGTATCCCGCTGGAGTTTCAACCGTGGCTGCAACCAAGCCACATTCCCGACAGCCTATGGAACTATCAGGCACCCACGTTGAACGAGTGGGAGATAGATCGTAACTGGGATTGGGCGTCGAAGCCAGCATCTGAGTACGCTCCTAAACCACCGGTAACTACAGCTACAACGACACAGCAACACGCGCCAGAGGGTGGTACGCGAGATAATGTAGAGCAGAGTGACGGCTGGGATGATGCCTATGCTGAATACGGGAGTTATCCCGGTGATCCAGCGGGGCGCGTTGCAAAACCCGGCGTTGGAACACCGTCTGTTATGGACATATTGAGCGGGCTTTTAGACTAGAGGATTAAATTATGGGCGGCGGAACAACAGTACAAACAGCGACAAGCGAGCCTTGGGCGGAACAGAAACCGTACCTGATTAAGGGTATGACTGGAGCGGATGAGCTTCTGAAGGGTGGCTTACCACAGTATTACCAAGGCCCAACCATGGCCGGTTTTGACCCGGCTCAGACCGCTGCGCAGCAGGCTACGCTTGGCTACGCAATGGGACCGAGGGCAGCTCGCCAACAGATGGGGGCTGAAAATCAGTTAGCCAACACATACGGATTAGCTAATCAGCTTGGTAGGGCGGGTATGCAAGCCGGCGCGTACGGCGCAGGTTTAGCCCGGCCTCTTTCCCAAGGCCAGTTCGGTGGGCTAACCCCGTTCTCTGGCAACCAGTACGCTAATATGATGGCCGGTAATGTAGATCTTGGACCGAGCAGCCCGTTCGCCAGTACAGCAAACGCCCTGCAACAGCAGGTGATGGGGCAGCTAAAGGGCAACATACTGCCCGGCCTACGTCAGCAGACCACGACTTACCAGCCAGGTGGCGGCAGCCGTGGCAACCTTGTTCAGAACAAAGCCATAGCCAGTGCTGTGCAGCAGGGGCTAACCAAGCCTCTCGCTGATATGTACTCCGGTGCATACCAGCAGGCGCAGGGCATGAGGTTGCCGGCAGCTCAGATGGGTCTTGGGGCCCAGCAGTTTGGTATGGGTTATGGGTTGCAGGGTTTAGGG